AATTTCTTCTTCAATTTGTGAAACACGGTCATTAACACGAGCTTCAAAAATTGTAGAAACTTTAGATTTGAAATCTTCAGAAATTGTAGAATCGTCTGCAAAAAGGGCATCAATGTCCTCTTTCATCTTTTTCTTCATTTCTTCTTTCTTATCCATATGTGAAGTTTCTGCAATTACTTCTGCATCTTCTTGTTCTGTTTCTTCTTGTTTAGCTGAAGCATCAGATGGTTTAGTTGTTGGAGCTGTAGCTGATTTGGCTGCTTTAGTTGCGTCAAGTTTATACTTGTCGTAAATATCGCCACCAGCTTTGTTAGCATCTAAATCTTGTTTTGGTCCACCAAGGTCTACGACCTCTGCGTCCGATTGATACTTTTGCATTGGTTCAGCGGGTGCGGATTGTTTGCTTGATGCAAGGGCTTCAGCAGCTGCTTCCATGAGTTTATTTGTTGCCATTAGGAATCTCCTTATGATTTCTTATTTATAAAATTAAAGTTTTCTGAGGTAATTTTCAAACAGTTTTAAGGCCACTTCTTCAATTTGTTTTGAAGATGCCTTACGAATTTGCGTTTTTGCACGGTCAAAGTCAGCTTCCACAAACTTGCCTTCAATAAACATCCATTCTTTATTTTCCATGATGCCATTTACAAAGGCACCTGGTGCTGATGGATCCGCAACAATGTCTGCCGCTGTTGCTAATTTTAGGTCATCTTGGACTAGGTTATAACCTTCTTTAGTAGTAACTACTGAACCAAGAGCTCTTGAAGATACACCGATACTTACATCGTTGTCAATAAAGTTTTTAACGATTTGACCATATGGTGTTTCAAGGATCAGAGCTTTACCAATAAAAGTATTGCCATCTTCTGATAGTGATACAATTTTGTGAGAAACTCTTTCAAGATTAATTGATGGTGTGTCAGGATGTCCTAACTCACCTAATGCACGATTCGTTTTAATATATTCTTCGTTGTAACGGTTTACCTCATTTCGGAGAGTATCCATTTTATACATTCTGTTATTACGATTAACAGTATCGCCAACAAGAAAAGTGCCTTCAATATAAAGATGCTTCTTGCCATTTTCAGAAGCCTCTGTAATATATTTTACATTTTCTACGGTTTCTCTAATAAGTTTCATGTTAGAATCCTGTTAATGCTGTTGTGTAAGTTGTTTCTTTTGATACTTCTAATACTACTGTGCCACCGGTATTGACCGTAATTACAATAGATGAAGTGCTATTGTTTGCAATTGAATATCCATATTCATCAAGGCGCATTTCACCTGTACCGTGTAGAGAAGCAATTGGTACAGAATTTCGGACAATTTGAATATTGCCGTTTGTTGACCAATTTATTCTTTTAATACTTGCAGCTGATACTGTTTCATTAGCATTTACAGATAAATTAGCTAAAGCAACCGTAGTTGTACCTGTTCCCTCAATACGAATAATTGAAGGACTTCTTATGGAGTTAATTAATTCAAATGGCATTTTATTTTAGTCCTAATCCGGCTCTTCTACGCATAGACATTTTTCGTTTGATTAATGTTCTGCGAAGCTTTGCTCTTCTAGTTGTTTTCCATGACCGTTTTAATAAACGGGCTTTTCTTAATCTTACTGTTGCAGGTATTCGTCTAACTGTATTACCAGAAATACGATAACCTTTTATACCTGAACGTCTTCTGTTCTTTTGAACAACAATTCGTCCTTTAGCACTTCTTCTTATCCTACGGCGAATCTTATTGATTCTTCCCATCTTAATGATGTTAGGATTACGGCGAGTAGCTTCTTCAAGCTCTTCTGCCTCTTCAAACCTATCCGCTGCTACATATCGCTTAGCACTTTCTGTGCGTTCTGCGACCATTTCATCAAGACGGTCAAATAATACTTTTTTTGCTTCGTCTAATTTATTTTGTAATATTAAATTAACAAAATCTAACACTACATTCTCTTTTGCGAAAATTCTGCAGCTTTTTGTAAATGTTGGCGTGATTTACCAACCATATCTTCAAACTTCTTTTTGTTCTCATCGTTCAAATTTTTATGAACGGTAAGAATTGCATGAGCAGTTTGCACATCAACCTTACTTGAAGTTCCGTCATTGTGTTTGACCATGCCAAGTTGATGATTATCTTTAATCTTTTGCAACTGTGTCATAGCCGTTTCATTAATGCTATTTATACCGTTTTCCAAATCTTCTGCCTGTATGTTAGAATCAACACCAGGACCATAAGGAACACTAAAATATTTGTTAATTTTGTTGTTAAAATAAAGAGCAATTTTTTGACCATTTGGATACAAACGAATGGCTTTTCTCTTTAATACTAACACAAAAGGCGGATCACTTGAATCTGGTGCCTCATTAATTTCCTCATATTCTTCACGAACGGCTTGCCTTGTTTTTTGAAATAACTGTTTGCTTGTAATTAAATCAGTCATTCTTAAAAAAAGCATTTGCATTAGCGCTCGGTCAGCTGGGTTAAAAGTTGGTTTTTCTTCACCCATTTTACCTAAAATACGATGAATTCTTTGTATTTGAGACCTGTTTGCTAATCCAGCTCGCACCAATGCGTCAAATTTGGAGTAATCTTGCTTCTCCTCTTCAACAATGGTAACTTGTTTAAACTCTTTTAAAAGTTTCATACTTATACTGGAGTGTCTTCCGTATCTTGAACTTCAATATCACTCATCTGGACACCATTGATTTCATTAGCATCCAAGACTTCAATATCTACTTGGTCTTCAGCAGTTTCGTCTTCTTGTTCTAAACCACCAAAGGCAGACTTAGCAATTTCAATCTTACGATTTTCAAGTGCCTCAAAGGCTTTAGCAGATAAAATATCTGTAAGTGTTTCTTTAGCTTGAGCGGCTTCACCGGCTGCAAGTTGGTCAATAAATTGTGTTGTTTCCATAATTTTCTCCGTTAGGCTTTATTTATGTTACTATACTTCTCAACATCAGCATCAAGCTGAGGTGTTTTTGAATCTTCGGCACCACGTTCAACCGTGTTGTCTTCTGGAGGATATTGGTCAGGTGAAACTTGTTCACCGCCCTGCATTGTTGGACCGCCAGTTCCATTACCTTCTTCTTCTTTGATTTCTTTTTCCATCTGCTGAATGTCTTCTTCATTCATTTGAAGAATGTTCTTACGAACCCATTTAGATGAGTAATAACGACCAATGTATGGGTCAACCGTTTGTAACAGACCTACTCTTTCACGGAGCAGTTCAGCATCACGCATTTCGGTAAAGTTATTATCTTTTAAGAAGTCATAGTAAATGGCTTCTTTGAAATCTTCCCATTCGTCTTGTGTGCAAATACCTTTAAGTACCAATTGAACACGAAGAGCTTGGTCAAAAATTTGAGAAAATTTGTTTCTTAATCTTTGAACAAATTTAGCAAACTTAACTTCATCACGGGTAACTTCAGCTGTTCTACCTACACCAATCAAACCACCTTGTTGTGGTTCTAATCGTGAAATTGGAACATTTAATGATTGTAATAGTTTCTGACGGAAATACTTAACATCTTCTAGCTCACCAAGGTTTTGACCAGCTGGAAGTGTAGTGATTTCAGTACCTTTACCACCTTCACGGCGAGGTAACCAGAAATCTTCAAGCATTGACATGTGTTTACGGTCATCTCTCAACTCGCCTGTTTGAGCATCATAGACCATTTTGTTACGATACTTGACCATGACATCACGGAGATATTGTTCTGCTTTACCTTTTGGTAAATTACCTACATCAATATAGAATATGCGTCTTTCAGGTGCTCTTGATAATCTGTAAATAACAATAGCATCTTCAATCATTCTTAACTGATTGAGTGGTTTGATAGCCTTGTGTAAGTATGAAATAACAAAAGTATTCTTTGCATCCATCAAACCAGAATTTACATTAATGATAGATTCTGGTGCAATTCTTAAACCAGCATTTACATTACTTGTATAGGTTTGTGTTGTTGTACCTTTGTCATTATAAACATAATACTCAGCAACAGAAGCGATAATTTGAGCGCCAGTTTTTGGATCACGCTCTTTTTTAATCTCACGAACTTTACGAATCTTGCGTGGATCAATATATCTTAATTCTTTGATACCTTCTTTCGGTGCCTTTTCATCAACAACTATATGAAAATTAATTCTGCCATCAATGTACCAACGTTTAAATAAATCATCAGCCAGATTGCTAAAGTTAAGCATCTTCTGGATGTTATTGTATTCTTCAAGTATTTTCTTTTTAATGGTTTCAGGTTGAGTTAGCTTATCTAAAACAATGTTAGCTACTTTACCTGTTTCATCATGGGTGATGGCTTCATTGACAATATCGTCAATCGCCATTTCTAATTCTGGATGGTTTGCCATCTCACGATAGCGTGTCACTAATTCAATTTCATTACGAACAGAACCTTCTAAATCTACATAAGTTCCATAGTGAGCCGTAGATGTAATGGTGACTGCACCATCATCCATAGCCTCTGTTGGAAGTGCAAAAGAAGGTTGCTCAGGTAATTGCGGTTGGACAATGTCCTTCCGACCTAAGGTAAACCCAAAGAGTTTTACTGCCATATTATATCATCCTATAAAAAAAGAGAAAGGCCGAAGCCCTTCTCGTTACACTACACCAGTTTCAACTGATTCCCACCATTGGTAGGATAGAGTTACTGTGAATTCTTCAATTGTATCATTAGAGCCCCAATCAACATCAATTGGAGATAAATCTGTTGGATATAAACCAACAAACTTATATCTTTTAAGTGTATCACCTGTTTTACCAAATTGTCTAACATCACCATCAACTGTGTAACCAAGTGGTGCTAGAGCAAGCGGATTACGCACATTAAGATTGTGACTATTGATACCATTCATCCATCTTTCAAATGCGTTACGGATAATAAAGTCTTCATCGTTAATAACATTAATTGTCCAGTCTGCGAATGTTCTATTACCAGCAAATTTTAATTCACGACCAAAGTATTGAACGGGCACAGAACCGATAGTTGCACCGGGTAATTGTGCTGTTTTACACATGAAAGTTAATTTAGTTTGTGCATTTCCTGGTGCAGAGAACACGGGAAAAGGCATAGACACTTCAAACAGATTTGGACGAGCGCCGTCACCAACCATTTGACTTCTAAATTCATTTACGGAAAAAGCCATTTTTTATATCTCCTGTTTCTCTATTTATTAAAACTTCCCAACAACTTCGTCAAAGCTTACGCCTGTTCTTACTGCAACAAAGTTGAGTTGGATAAAGTTGATTGAACGAGCTGGTTTAATGTAAATATCACCGATAAATTCGTTTCTATCTATAACTTCTGGCGTGTTATTTGATTCATCACAAACCACACGGAAATCATAGATGCCTCGGCGACCTTGAACATCACGCAAGAACGGTTCTACAAGAGCAACAAACTGAGCTCTGGTAAATTGGTCATTA